TATAAAAACGTTTTGAGTTTAAGAAATGGTCGTTTCTTCTCTAGAAATGATGATATTGAATCCAAGGATGATATTACAGAATTAAAGAATGTTATTGATAAATATGATTGGTCATATTTCGACAGTCCTGATTTGTACTATGTTCAAGACGAAGGTACTCTCCTCAGAAGACTATTGTCTGTTTTCTCCATGAGACCAGTTCTCACAAGAGTAACATCTTTGGTTAACGCCACATCTCTTTTTGGTGGTGTTCCAAACTTTGGAGCAACTAAACAAATTTACATGAATGCACCTATTATTAACATCAGATTACCTAGAACACACCTTGGAGACAGTACTGGATCTAACTTTGCAAGATTAGAATCTGGTTTAGTTCAAACAGAGTTCTACATTGAAAACAAGATGCTTGTTCCCAAACACAGACAAGTTATTAATTGCAGAGATGTTATTTTCTTTTACATCAACCGAAGATACCAAAACGTAAACTTTTTCCATGGTGACAGCATGTACGGTGATGGTAATATGAACTGCAACTTCAGATACATCAACTTGCCTGGAACAGTTACAAGTATCACAGACATTAATAAGACTAGATTGACATTCAAGAATTCATACTCAATCAACAATAATGTTTTCAAACTCAGATCTGTTGTTGTATTGAACAAAACAGCCAACCATGAATTCGCCACTCTCGGATCATCTGCTTTGGTTGTTTCAACTAAGGATGAACACAGAAAGGCTAGAGTTAACAGTACCGGTGGTATTGTCAACTCTGTTTACTTCTGTTACAACCCCGTTTTCGCCAACATGTTACACTACAACAATATCAAACAACAATATGTCAGACCCAGTGTAATTTCTGTTATTGGAGAAAACTCATCTGCCACCACAATGGGTTTCACCGAAACTGCCCAGAATTTTGGTACCATTTTCGTCTACTCTGGACACAAGGATGATGCCTACAACTAAGATCGCTTTTGTTTGCACAGCAAACAAAAGCTCTGCGCGCTAAAGCGCGACTCGTCTCGTAAACGAGACGACGGAGAGCGGTGCAAGCACCGACGCGCAAGCGCGTGAGTGTATTTTGAAAATTAAATAAACTTATTTAATTTTCACGATTTTTAAATTAAATAATATTTGCTCCTTTACTTCGATTGTCAGGCTTCCACAATGCTTGTATATTTTTTACACTATGTGCACCTCCTTTTGCCAAAGGTATTATATGATCAATCTCCCATTCCCCATAATTTTCCCATGACATTCCTTCAGTAAATGATTTTTCAATAACTTCCTGAAATTCATCAATATAACCTTTAAAATTTTTCTCTCTGACAAAACAATTATGAAATGCTTGCTCAATTTTTGTAGAATAATATCCTTCAGTACAATGTGACCTTTGAATTTCATCTTTGCATTTAATACTATATTTAATTTTCCTTTTATCTTCACATATTTTGTTTACTTTATTCTTAATATACAAGTCACGTCTTTCTTTTTCCTTCTTCTCATATGTTTTTTTAGCATATCGAGCTTTTATTATTTCTTCTCTTGTTAACATATAATTCTAAATTATAATATATTTTTAATTTTTAAGTAAAAAAATTAATAATAAATAAATTTTCACGCGCTTGCGCGTCGGTGCTTGCACCGCTCTCCGTCGTCTCGTTTACGAGACGAGTCGCGCTTTAGCGCGCAGAGTTTTTGGTTGCAGTGCAACCAAAAACGATCTTAGCTGGGGTGGAAATCCCAATTCATATCCTTACAAATATTTTTCCATATATTATCCTGATCTCTAAGTTTGTCCTTGCTTTTTAATAAATAAAAAAACTTTGAATGTTTTTCCAATTTGCAAATTCTAAATAGCTTATTTAATACATATGCATAATTTAAAAAGTTAGATCTACCCTTCTTATATTTTTGAAAAGATTCTTGCATTGATTGAAACATACTGATAATTGTATTTTCAGTTTCTCTTGACAATGTAATTGGTGGAGATCCAGAAACTTTACAATATATTTGTTGAATATGTTCATAATAACTTGTTTCTCTATTTTTCTTTAAACTCTTTTTAATATCTATTGGAATGCAATTTTTAGGATCAATTCTTTGTTTTTTAAGTTCAACATAAATGATATCATATATATAATCTGGTATTTCTGCAGTTTCCTTCGACTGAAATTGATTTAATTTTTCTTTTAAGTGATTTATCTTTTTATAAGGATATTTTGTCTTTTCATAATTTGTCTCTCTGTAATTAGTATTTTCAATCTCCACCATAGTATTATCCATCTCACCACATTTCTTACATATATAACATCCATCTTCCACCGAAGATACTTTTTCTATTTTGCATTTTGAACAAATTATATTTTTTGATGTTTTTACTTTACCACATGCATAATTTTTATCAACCATAAAAAGATATTTATCTTGCAATTCAGCCCTATTCATTTTATGATCTTCATCAGATTTTTCACTTTCATTATCACATCCCATAAAATTTAGAATTGATTTATTATTTGCATTATTTTCTAGTTTTCTTTTTTTAATAGTTTTTTTTACCTTTCTATTATTTATATTTTGCATGTGCATTTGTTTTAATTTATTAGATGGCAAATTTGATATTTCCTTTGTATCTTCATCGGATACATTGTCAGTTTGTTTATCATTGTTACATATATTTTTGAAAAATATATCACTTTTATCTTTATCATTAGTGTCTTCATTTTGTTTTTTAAATTCTACATTTTGATTATACTGATCTTTTGTCATTTGGTCATAATAGTTAACAAGTAAACTTCCAATTTTTGTTCTGTATTCTAATTTGTCATAATTTGAATTCATTTTTTTCATTAAATCTTTGTGAAATTCATCCAAAGTAGAAATGTCCGATCGATATTTTAACTTTGTAGGTCTATGTTTAAACGAAGACATGAATTATATAATAATAATTTAGATGCAAATCTTTAAATTAATTCAGAATATAATCAACCATAATATCGCACATAAATACTAATAATTACATGATTTATTTAAAATAACAACAAAATAAAAATATCAGATAAAAACGCAATATTTTGTCATCCAATTTTCATATAATTATCTACAGATGTGCGGAAATATAAAAATACGCATCTTGTAAAAAAAAAAAAATTATTTTTTAAAAAGTAAATGTAGAACAAAAATAATTATATAAAAAATAAACATAATTTTTAAATTTGATATTGATTTTTCGCATCTTTTTTAAAATGTATATAATATAATTTTTCTCAACATATTGTATAATATGGGTGGCGGTTTAATGCAACTCGTCGCATATGGCGCTCAAGATGTATATTTGACTGGTAATCCTCAAATTACCCTCTTCAAGGTTGTTTACAGAAGACACACTAACTTCTCTGTTGAAGTTATTGAACTCTCTCTCGAAAATGCCAAGCCTGGTGGCAGACATAACGTTCAAGTTCTCAGAAATGGTGACTTGGCTTCCAAATCTTACCTCAGAGTTGTCCTTCCTGAGCTCAGACCCTCCAACGCTGAACGCTTCGAAGGTCAAGTCGCCTGGGTTAGACGCCTTGGTCACGCTCTCATTCGTAACGTTGAAATCCAAATCGGTGGTGCTCCTATTGACAAGCACTACGGTGTCTGGCTCGACGTCTGGTATGAGCTTACCCACGTCACTGGTCAAGAACGTGGTTATGAAGCTATGATTGGTGATGTTGATGAGCTCACCAGCCTTCAAACCTTTGTTCCTGGTGGTTACACCCTCTTCATTCCCCTCCAATTCTGGTATTGCCGCAACTACGGTCTTGCTCTCCCCCTCATTGCCCTCCAATACCACGATGTTAGACTTTACTTCGAATTTGAGAACCTCAACAAGTTGTACGTTTACAGCCGTGGCTGCGGACGTCAACAAACTCCCCTCTTCCAAAACCTCCAATTCGTCACTGCTGGTGTCCTCGTTGACTACGTCTACCTTGACTCTGAGGAACGCAGACGTTTTGCCCAAGTTGGTCACGAATATTTGATTGAGCAACTCCAAACTGATGGTGAGCAACAACTCTCTGCCACCACCAGCTCAACCGCTGCTTCCGCTCAACAATTCATCCTCAACTTCAACCACCCTTGCAAGGAGTTCGTCTGGGTTCACAAGCTTGGTGCCTTCAACAGCTCCAACGACGAGGAAGGTTGGTTCTTGACCTACTCCAACGATAAGGAGTACACTCAAGGTGCTTGGGACGCTGCCGTCCAACAAGCTGCCAACAGCCTTGCTAGATCCATGGTTTCTGCCCCCGCCCTCAACAGCGGTGCGGCTGCTCCCTGGACCGCTGCCGGCTCTAACGCTCAAACCTTCACCTTCAACCCCGCCTCTGAACCTATCACCGTTAACGTTATCAACGGTGTTACATGGAAGGTTATCAGCGTTAACACCGTCAACGTTGTTCCCGCCGACGTTCAAACCATGCACGTCCTCACCAATCCCATCACCCAAGGTGCTATCAACCTTGCTGATGGTCTCGTTGATGTCACCGTTGAACTCGACTTCCAAGACCAAGCTGCTCCCACAACCCCCGTTGTCACTGTCACTGTTAGCGAGAACAACCTCAGCCTCGTCAACTTGTCTATCCCCCTCCAACCCAACGCCTCCAGCGCCTTCGCTGACCGCCGTTTGGATGCCGACAAGTGCGCTGACGTCCACGTCATCCAACCCCACAACTACTCCCTTACCCTCGACGGTACTGGTAATGTTGTTCGTGATGGTCTCATCATCCTCAACGGACACGACCGTTTCAACAGACGTGAAGGCAACTACTTCGGATACGTTCAACCTTGGCAACACCACACCAGAACACCCGCTGACGGTATCAACGTTTACTCATTCGCTCTCCACCCCGAGCAACACCAACCCACTGGTACCGCCAACATGTCCAGAATTGACAACACCAAGCTCGTCTACTCCACTCAAGATAAGCTCCGTCAATCTCCCAACCAATACGCTCCCCTCAACTATGCTATTGGTACTAACGTCTGGATTTTTGCAACAAATTATAACGTTTTGAGAATTATGTCAGGTATGGGTGGTTTGGCATATTCGAACTAAGTTACAATGTGTTTATTTTATTTGGGAATGTGTTATATTTTATTGTATTTTTCTTTTAAAAAAATAATAATTTAATTACTTTTCTGTGATTAAATTAATAAAAAAATATTTAAGTTGTATATTCATTTCTGCTATATTTTCGTTTTTTAATTATTGATTTTGTACCCGTATCCTCTGAACTGGTATTTTCTGTGTCAGATGATGTAATATTATTTGCTTTTCTAAAATCAATAAGAGAATCAGTAATTTTTTTTATCTTCTTATCAATTATATTATATATATCAGAAAGTTCTGTTTCAATTATATCATCTTTAAAATGATGAATTGCTATTTCATATATTTTTCTATACATATCATTGATATTGTATGTGTATTTTATATAATTACAAGTTTTACAACAAGGTGCTATATTTCCACAAATATAATCGCTACTATTTGATATTTTATCTACTCCATTTGATGATGTACTAGTAGCTATCTTATTGCAAATATAACATTTCATATTAGTAATATAATCATATTCATCTTTAGTAATTTCAAATTTTCTAGATTGTTGTTTTGCCCTGTGTTTATAATCATTATATCTAATAGAATATGAACCCAAAAATAAATTATAATTATTATATTTACTTTTTGTTAATTTAAACCCTTGGAAATTTAAAACGCCAGTTTTTATATAAAAATAAAATTATATAAAAACATAGTAAATGAAATTAAAAAGTGAACTATACAAAAAAGAACAATTTGATTTATCCAATAAAATTATAAACATCTTAGAATTAGATGAAAATAACCAAATAATATTATATTATTTGGATAATGATGAAGAAAAGATAAATAAAATTATGGATTTGATACCAGAATTACGTAAATATTTTTCATTTAGAGATATTAGTGGTTTAGAAAAAACAGAAACTTCAAAAAGACCATGGTTATCAATCATAAGACAAATAACTAAGTTAACACATGAAATGAGTTATAAAGATAAACAATTAACAATTAGTGGTAAAAAAATAAGATCGAGAATATATACTTTTAATAAAAAGTAATTATTTACTATTTTTGTTCTGTGGTGCGGTTGAATTCACAAAATAAAAATATATACTTAAAGATATAGTAACATTAGATATTATGAAGAAAAAACCTGATAAGGATAGTTATTACAAATGTATCAAAGTTCCACTTAAACATATTGCAAAATATGATACAGTGATTGAAAAAATCAATGAAACTGTAGTTAAAGCAAATAAAATTGTTATTTATGCTTTACAATTCATTAAGTTATATTGTATTAACGAATATAATGAAAATAAAACATTACCAACAATAGACGAAAATTTTATTAATGCTACTATGAAAACTTTATGTAAGGAAAGTTCGCAAGGTAGACCTCCAAGTAAAAAAACAAAAGAACTAAAAGATAAATTAAAATTATTTTATGATGAACATTTCAAGGAATTAATGACTGATAATGATTTAGATTATTTACATATGAATACCATTTTAGATTATATATCAACAGATATTTTAACGATGTATGAAAATAATATTAAGCAACATTACATAGAATATTTAGAAAGATTTGTTAATGTATTTTGGAAGAAGACAAAAAAAATAGATAAAATAAATGAAGAAAAAGATTTATCAAAAAATCAAAAAGATATAAAGATTAAAGAATTTATTACTGAATTAAGAAAAGTTAAATTAGATTTATTAAACATTGAAGATAAAGAACTTAAATCTAATGAAAAATATCACAAGTGGATTAAAAAAAATAAGAAAATCGCATTACCAAATAAAGACAAATATATGAAAGACAGTTTATATTACGATTTGCAATGCAATCCCCAAGATTATTTTATTTGTATGTTTCAAATGATGGAAATGTGCGAAAATCAAGATGAAACTATATATAATTTATTTCCAATGAGAAATGATATTATACAAAAACATATAAAGATAGATACCACATCTATTGTACATTTGTTACTTGAAAAAAATAAAGGATTTTTCTTAACAAAGGGAAACTTAAAGAAAAACGAAGATAAATTATGGAAGTTCTTTTTTAGAACTGAAAGACAATGTTTTAGCAAGAAAAATTATTCGTTTCATCACATGATCAATACTGATGGTATCAGTTGCTCAATCATGCTAATTAGAAATGATATGATAGGTAGAAGAATACCCACAACAAAAAAACAAAATAATGAGAAATATATTGATGAATTGGACAACAAAGATTATGATAGATTAAAAGACAAAAAAATAGTTGCATATGATCCAAATCTTTCTGATCTATTATATTGTGTTGATGGAACAGAAAAAGATAGAAATCAATTTAGATACACGCAAGATAAGAGAAGAAAAGAAACTAAACAAAAGAAATATAGAGACATCATCCATAAATTAAGAAAGAAGAAGATAGAAAAGAAAAAAACTGTTGTTGATTTAGAAACTGAAATATCAAAATATAATAGAAAAACATTAGACATTAAAAAATTTAAAAAATATTTAAAGAAAAAGAATGAAACTAATGAAAAGTTATTTGAATTTTATAAACAAGATATATTTAGAAAGTTAAAACTAAATGGATATATCAATAGAATACAAAGTGAACAGTTAATGATTAGTAGATTTACTGAAAAGTTTGGTTCTCCCGAAGATGTTGTTATTGTTGGTGGAGATTATGAACAAAAGCAACATATGAAATATAAAGAACCAGTTAAAGGTAAAGGATTTAGAGAGTTATTTAGAAAGAATGGATTTGAACTTTACCTTGGCGATGAGCATAAGACTAGTTGTAGATGTAGTGTATGTGAAGGAGAATGCGAAACATTTAGAACTTGTGAAAATCCAAGACCTTGGAAAGACGGAACTATAACGAGACATGGCTTAGTTAGGTGTAAAACCTGTGCAGTGCTGTGGAACCGTGACGAAAATAGTTCTTGTAACATTTTCAAGATTGCGGAAAATGCTATCAACAAAAAAACCCGCCCTACATATCTATGTAGGGTAAAAGAAAAACTTGTCAGCCCTGTTACGTCGGCAGTGGCACAACCAAAAATTACACGAGTATGAAAAGACTCAACCTTGGAGATTACGTCAGTTTTCAAAACCGGCGTTTTAAATTTCCAAGGGTGTAAATATATACATCCAGAAATAGAAGAAAAAGAAAAAAGAAAAGATCAACATACATTTAGACAAAATGTGATAGAAAGATATAAAACATGTTTAATTACAGGATGTAATTATTTAGTATGTGAAGCGTGTCATATTATTCCACATGAAAAATGTGATGAAGAAATAAAATATAATGTTAATAATGGATTGTTATTAAGAGCAGATTTTCATAAATTATTTGATAGTAATAATTTGAAAATAAATCCAAATACATTACAAATTGAATTATCAGACAAAATATTAAATGATAACACAATGATTGAATATCATCAATATAATAATAAAAAAATAAATATACATGAAAAAAGTGTTATTTTTTTAAATAATATTTATTAATCGGTGTTGGTCTTATCATTATAAATAAAAACCATCTATAAAATTATAATTTGAATTACTATTAGTTCTTGATATTTTTCCTATGAATCAGAATATTCAGAACAAGATTCATCAGTTTCTAAATCAAAATCTGTTTCATCTTCATAATGTTTTATTTCACTATCCTTATATTTAATATCATATTTTACTTCAAAACGACAATATGGACACATAAATTTATCTTCATTTGTATTTATTATTTTTATAATACATTTTTTGCAAATTTCCTTTTTACAACATTTTAATATTATATTTCTTCTTTCCACTACATTGCAAATATTACATTCATTTTTATCACTATTTTTATCACTATCATATAAATTCAAATAAATATTTTTTTTTACTTTAAATTTTTCTTTACTTTGCTTCATCTCATCTGTCGAAAATTCATCCTTCATATAATTATACTGTTTATTTGCAACCCAATAATCACAATTATTAAATTCATACTCTTTTGCTAATCCATATTCACCTAAATTTTCAATAACTTTATTATCACTTGAACTCAAACTGATATTCAATTCAAATAATTTATCATATAATTTTGTATGTTCATAATAATTTTTTAAATCTAATACTGATGACAAATTATTAATATCTATATTATTTCTAATTATGTCATCTGCTAAAATTTTACACTTTTTCAATTTATCATATTTATTATGATGCAAACATAATTTTATTAATTTTAATATAACATCATGGTTATTTTCAATTGCTTTATCATAATATTCTTTTGCTATATTATAATCTTTATAAAAATTAATGTCTCCCAATTCTTCCCAAGCAATTAAACTATAATGCATTTCAGCACATTCAATTAAAATTTTGCAATATTTTGCCTCATCCATTTTATTATTTTTCAAAAATTTAAATAATTTAACATATATATCTTTAGATTTCGGTGCAAATTTATATTCATATTCTTCATTTGATAAATAATCAAAATCAATAATTTTATATATTTCTACAACATTTCTTCCTCCATTCAAAATTCCATAAAATATCAAATCTTCAAACTTAGAATATAAATCCATTTTTTTGCAATATTTATAATATAACTTTATTAAAATTTTATAAGCAATATCAAAAGATATTTTATATATATTACTACCATTATTTTTCATTTTTATAACTTTTAATAATACTTCTTCCATTTTATTTTCCTGTCTCCTTTTTTCATAATAATCCCCCAACTTCACATTCGCCTCCAAACTATTCCTCCTAGCAGCCCTTTCATAATACTTCACCATCTGCTCTTCATTTCCCTTTTTCTCATAATATTCAGCCAACCACAACACAGACTTAATATTCCTCTGATTACAATAAGCCTTCCTATATTCCTTCCTATTATATTCCATTTTCAGCTATACTTTATACATAATTATAAGTAATATGTATAACAAAATTCAGTTTTTATAAAAAAAATAAACACTCTAATAATGCTTATGTTACATAATTTTCATAATATACTCCATCTATAAAATTACAAACACCACTTTCTGATTCTACAGAAGTAACATTACTTATAGAATCAAGTAGATCTAAATATTTATGGTCTCATATTAGAAAATAGTGATTTATCTAGAGGACTAGTTCTTAAAAATAAAAAAAACAGTTTTATGATGGAAGAAAAAACAGGATTAATATGGAAATTATCTGGTGACTCAAGATGGGAGTATGAACATGGTTATTGTTCTAATTTTAATTTAACAAACGATTTTATTAGAATTAGTGTTACATTCCGATTTTTTCAAAATAAATCTCATATACCTAAAAAAGAATATGAAGATATACAATAAAAAAAATGAAATTATTAAATTGTCTGATATTCCCACTTTTATAATTAGTTTAGTGGGTAAAGGGAGATGACTAGCTCCGGCAACTCATCTTCTGGCAGATTTTGATTTTTGTTAAAGAATTCCCTCACCTCTTTAACAGTTTTCGCTCTCGTCTTCTTAATTGAGGACGCTCTAGAAAG